GTCTCGACATCATTCACACTCGGGTGTCAAGACCGTTCACATCCGGGTGTAAAAAGCCTGTAAACGGGAATCTTCGGCACTTTTTCTGCCTGTTTGAAGCAAAATAAGTCACGTGTTTCAACAAAAAAGACGGTATCTCCTACAGAAAAACATCCTCAATACAACTCTCACAACCAACAAATGCAAAATTTAAACAGGCTCTTAGTATATTAGAATGAGCGCTCGGCATTGTTCGTAAATATTAGACTCTCCGGAAGTTGAGGTTTATCGCATTTTCCTGTTTCCCTCAGTTTGGCTGACAAAACGGGGTCGGTAATCGGATAAGTTACCGGTCTTATTGCTCCTTATCTCAGCGATAATACTAAATAACACTCCGTAAGCGAGTGATAACACAGTTTCTCCTCGGAAGGCTTTTCCTTTGCAGTGTCAATTGAAAAACGAATGAAAATGAAACGAATACTTTATTACTCTCTGGTTTTACTTACTGCCGGTAATGGGATGTTACAAGCGCAGAATTGGATTCATGGAAAAGTGGTCGATAAAGAAGAACGACCGGTAGACGGGGTGGCTGTCGTGTTGCAAACATTGGATTCTACTTATATAGATGCAGTCGTTACGGATAGTCTCGGGGCATTCATGTTGAACAAGGAAGCCGGTCCGAACTATCGTTTGTTGTTCCAGCATCTGCTGTACGAGCCGGTTTGTAAAAAAATCTCGACTGCTGATGCCGGTACGATAAGCCTGACTGAAAAAGATTATGAACTGGAAGGCGTTGTGGTAAAAGCCGAACGTCCGCAGGTCAAAGTGGAAAACGGCGCTTTGAGATACGACGTGCCCCAATTGATGAAAGATAAGGCGGTCAGTAATGCGTTCGAGGTGGTGAAACAGATACCCGGTGTGATCAGTACGGACGATGCTGTCCAACTGTTGGGAGCCGGCAGTCCGAGCATTGTGATCAATGGGCAGTTGACCACGATGTCGGTCGATCAGTTAGTCGGTTTGCTGAAGACAATTCCTGCTTCGCGGGTATGTAACGTAGAGATCATGTATAATGCACCAGCCAAGTATAATATCAAAGGAGCTATGATCAATGTCGTATTAGATAAGGAAACTGTCGAAAAGAATACTTTGCAAGGAGAAACCGGTGTCGATTATTTGCAGCGCCATTATGCGGAGGGGAAAGTCCATGGCAACTTGCTTTACTCCACATCTCGTTTCAATATAGATTTCTTAGCCAATGGGGCTAAGGGGCGGAACTATATGGGAGAGGAGATCCAGGCCCTCCATACCCTGAAAGATCAGGTAACGGAGGTCAACCAATCGGGACGTGGCACCCGGAGCGGCATAGATGGAACGATGCGTTTAGGTATGGACTATACTTTCAAAAATGACGACAGGCTCTCTGCTGCCTACTATCTTACGGCCGGCAAATCCGATCTTGAGCGGACGGCCGTTACAACCTTCCAGGCATTGAAATCCGGACAGCCGGTGGAAGAACGCCTGAGCCGTACATACATAGAGGGAAACAGTGCGTTGCACAATGTCCGTATTCAATATGACGGTAACTCCGGACTGATGGCGGGTGCGGATTTTACGCGTTATCATTCACCCGGCTTCCAGACATTTGTCGATCAAAGCCATGAAACGACAGTGACGGATATGCAGAATAATTCCAAGCAGGATATTTCACAAGGAGCACTATTTATTAACCATAGCCACACTTTTGAAACCGGGTGGGCGCTGAATTACGGTGTCCACGGCGGTTTCACCTCTTCGAAGACTTATATCGATTATCTATATAATAAAGGTAACGGCTATGAATTGGCTCTTGATGAACTTGAAAATAACCGCCAGAAAGAGTATAGTGGAAATGCCTTCTTGGAGGTGTCCAAGGATTTCGGTTCGCATTTCTCTGCAACAGCTTCTCTGAAAGTTGAATACTTTAAATCGGATTATACCTCTAACGGGATGAAATCCACACTTTGGAATGATTGGACCTTATTCCCGAATGCGACACTCAGCTATACGGTCAATCCGATGCACATCATCCAATTGGACATAAGCAGCGACAAAACCTATCCGTCCTATTGGGATGTGACGCCGCAGGAAAGCCCGATCAACTCTTATTCCGTTATCTTAGGCAATCCTTCCCTGAAGCCTTACCGTTCTTATAGCGGGCAGTTGATTTATATCCTGAAGCAGAAATATACGATTCTGGCTTTTTGCGACTATGTGCCCGATTATTTCGCCCAGTTGCCTTATCAGAATACCTCGGAACTGAAAAACGTTTTCCGGTATGAGAACATGGACTACCAGTTGCAATTCGGTGTAGGGGTGATCGTTCCTTTCCGGGTCGGCGAGTTCTGGAACAGCCAAGTGACTTTGTCCGGTCAGCGTATGCAGGAGAAGTTGGACCATTTTCATGATCTGTCTTTCCATAATGAGAAATACACCGGGCAGTTCAAGATGGATAATACGTTTACCCTTTCCAAGTCTCGTCCGAATTTGAAGCTGGATTTGAATGGCTATTTCGTTACCGGAGCCGTGCAGGGAATCTATGATCTCGGTCATCTCTATGATGTGTCTTCTGCATTGAAATGGCAGTTTGCCGACGATCGTGCTACTCTGATTCTGAAATGTAACAACATCTTCCGTAGCAATATGCCTCATACGATGGAAATCAACCAGTCCGGCCAATACAGCCGCCTCTGGAAACTGGACGACCAACGTTGTGTAACGGTTTCTTTTGTCTGGAAGTTCGGCGGTTATAAGAAAAAGCAACATGAAGCGGTGGATGCTTCCCGATTCGGCAAATCGATGTGATCTGTTCTTTTGACATTTAGATAGGGAAAAGAGGGTTGAACATGCTTGTGTATTATTGTCGTATTCTAATTTGAGTGTCTCTCAAATAGCCTACGAATCAGGCTATGGTAATGTTCCATACTTTATCAAGCAATTTGAAAGTATAACTCGGCAAACTCCAAAGGAGTATCGTATTTCTCTTTTGCAAGGTTCGGAGAACCGGATAAAAAGTAGTACATTTGATGCCCGATAACAATTAGAACAAATGGCAGAAAGAGGAAAAAATACAGGAGGAAAAGGGAGGCAGAAACAGGTTGTAGTACCCGATATGGGACGTTTGCAACCACAAGCCCGCGAGTTGGAAGAGGCGGTGTTAGGTGCTCTGATGCTTGAAAAGGATGCTTACTCCATCGTTAGTGAAATATTGAAACCGGAGAGTTTCTATGAGAAGGCACATGAGAAAATTTATGCAGCTATCGTAGATCTGGCGATCAGCCAACGTCCGGTGGATATGTTGACCGTCACTGAGCAACTGAAGAAGCGAGGCGAATTGGAAGAGGTAGGTGGCCCGTTCTATATTTCCCAGCTGACCAGCAAGGTGGCCAGTAGTGCCCATATCGAATATCATGCCCGTATCATCGCCCAAAAATATCTGGCGCGTGAGTTGATCTCCTTCACTGCTATGATACAGGGCAAGGCTTTTGATGAGTCGATCGATGTGGAAGACCTTATGCAGGAAGCGGAAGGAAAGCTCTTTGAGATTTCTCAGCGCAATGTGAAGAAAGATGTTACCCAGATCAATCCTGTCATCAAGGAAGCGATGGTTATGCTTGAGAAGGCTGCCAATCAAAAAGAAGGGTTGAGCGGTCTGCGCACCGGTTTCGAAGGATTGGACAAAATGACGTCCGGATGGCAAAATTCCGATCTTATCATCATTGCCGCCCGTCCTGCGATGGGTAAGACGGCTTTTGTCCTTTCGATGGCTAAGAATATGGCGGTAAACCATAACACGCCGGTGGCTCTGTTCTCTCTTGAAATGAGTAACGTCCAGCTTGTCAACCGTCTGATCGTGAACGTATGTGAGATTCCGGGCGAGAAGATCAAGAGCGGGCGTTTGGAAAACTATGAATGGGAACAGTTGGACTTTAAGATAAAAGAATTGTATGATGCACCGATTTATGTAGACGATACGCCGAGTCTTTCGGTATTCGAACTGCGTACGAAGGCTCGTCGTCTGGTGCGTGAGCATGGTATTAAGATCATCATTATCGACTACCTTCAGTTGATGAATGCAAGCGGTATGAGCTTCGGCAGCCGTGAACAGGAAGTAAGTACTATTTCACGGTCGTTGAAAGGATTGGCGAAGGAACTGAACATTCCGATCATTGCCTTGTCTCAGTTGAACCGTGGTGTCGAGGCACGTCAAGGGGCGGAAGGAAAACGCCCGCAGTTGGCCGACTTGCGTGAGTCCGGTGCTATCGAACAGGATGCGGATATGGTTTGTTTTATCCACCGTCCTGAATATTATAAGATAACGGAAGACGAACGTGGTAATTCCTTGATCGGTCTGGCGGAGATTATTATCGCCAAGCATCGTAACGGTGCGGTCGGAGATGTACGTCTTCGTTTCAAGAGCGAGTTCGCCAAGTTCATGAATGTGGACGAAGATGTTCCGGTTCGCGAGTTCTCCTCTAATATGAATAGTTCAGGCCCGATGGAAACAATGCCGCCCATACCACCAGCCGGTACCGATTTCTTGGCTCCCGGCAATAATGAGGTTCCGTTTTAATAATTCTATCCTCTTTTCAAAACATAGGTGTTTAGTATAAATAATTATTTAGTTTAATGGAGTGATATGGCAATTTGTGTTTTCAGCAATTTAATGCCTTTTTATTCTCTTCATTAACCGGATTCTTTCCTTCCGGTGTGTAGAGATGGTCGATGCGAGAGGCATATGCTTTTTCTATTTTCCCGCGGACGATCTTCATCGTGCTGTTGACCATGCCGTTCTGTTCGGTGAAAGGCTCCGGCAGGATAGCAAAAGCTGCAGGCAGCCAGCGATCGGGGAAAAGGGCGGACAGGTCGCCTCCCTTGCGGAAACGGTCTATCTGGGATTGGATGATCCGGATTGCCTCTTCGCGTCCTTTATCGGATGAAAGATCAAGATACTGGTGCGTCAGATGCTTCTTCAGCCGGTCTTTGTTAGGGACGACGAGGGCAACGGTATAGGGACTCTGGTTGTTATACAGGATCAGCTGGTCGATGCAGGAAGAATGTTCGACGAGTGCCTCCTCGATCCCTTCCGGACTGTATTTTTCCCCGTCACTACCGATCAGCAGACTTTTGAAACGTCCGAGGACGTAGAGCAGACCGTCATGCCCCATATATCCCATATCCCCAGTGTAGAGCCACCCGTCGCGTACGGTTTCGGCAGTTGATACCGGGTTCTTCCAGTAGCCGGCCATCACATTCTCGCCCCGTATGACGATCTCTCCTTTTTCGCCTGCCGGGAGTTCTTTTCCGTCGGCATCGCATATTTTCAGGTCGAGCGGACGGACCAACATACCGCTGCTGCCGAAGGTATGCCGGTGCGGGCCGTTGGTGGAAATTACGGGAGTCGCTTCGCTTAGTCCGTACCCTTGGTACATAGGAAGTCCGATTGCGTAGTAGAACTTTTGCAAGTCTTTATCGAGCAGTGCGCCACCGCCGATGAAAAACTTCAATTGTCCGCCGAAGTTTTCACGGACTTTCGTGAAAAGCATGTGGTCGAACAGGCTCACGAGCGGTTTCAGCAGGAATCGGACACCACGTCCCTTGTCTTCTCTGCCGTCTCCGTTATAGATGTAAGCCACTTTGAGGGCAAAGTCGAACAAACGGGTTATATTCTTGCCCTGGGCACGGATACCTTGTTCGATATTCTTTTTGAAATTCTTGGCCAGTGCCGGGACGCTCAGGATCAAGTAGGGCTTGAACTCTTTGATGTTGACCGGAATGTTCTTTAATGTTTCCAGCCCTGTCCGTCCGACTTGTACTGTTGCTACGGATGCTCCTTTCGACATGAAGATATAGAAACCGACCACATGCGCGAAACAATGGTCGAGTGGGAGGATTATTAATGTGCGCCATGTATCGTCGATATCGACACAAGATAGGGCTTGCTCCACGTTCGCCGTATAGTTACGGTGCGTCAGGATGACACCTTTCGGGTCGGCCGTCGTGCCTGAGGTATAGGTAATCGTCGCATAGTCGTTATTCTGTAAGGATTGTCCAACAGCAAGGAAGTCTTCCAGAGAATGAGATGCCAGATATTCTTTCCCCATCCGGAATACTTCGGACCAGGATATTTCTTTTTCTTTATATTCCGGCAGTTCGTCTATCACAATTATTTTTTCGACTAAAGGCAATTTATCCATGATAGCCCGTATCTTTTTGAGTTGGTTGCCGGAAACCAGGATATATTTCACATCGGCATGCACAAGACGGAACAGCAGGTCGTTCGCTTCTTCGAGCTTGATGGAAAGCGGGACGTTGGTCGCGCCGGCATAGAACATGGCCAGTTCGCCGATGATCCAAGCATTACGGCCTTCCGAAAGGAGCGCCATATTGTCGCCCTTCTTCACTCCGAGAGCTATCAGTCCGGCACCGGCAGCGTAGACTTGTTGCTGAACTTCTTTATAAGTGGTCGGTTCGAAGGCATCCCTGGTTTTTTCCCACAGGAAGGGATTGTCGGGATATTGTTTTACCGAATTTTCGAAAAGGTCTATAATTGTCTTCTTCATATTATTTATTTTTGTATTTGTACTTTCCCGATTTCATCCAGGTAATTACAAGCCACCTCTACCGTTGGTACATTCTTGATCACGATACTGCGTTTTCCGTTCTGTTCGCGAAGCGTGCATTCGCGTGGATGCTTTTGGATGAAGCCGAGCAGCTTGTCGAAGGCCTCGCTTTCGTAGTAAGGACTTTCGGGATTAGTGACGAGAAAAATGCTCATCTGTCCTTTTTTCAGAATTACTTTTTCCATACCTAACGTCTTTGCCATACGGCGAAGGCGAACGACACGGATCAGTTCTTTCCCTTCTTTCGGCACTTTTCCGAAACGGTCTTTCAGACGCTCGGTAAAAGCAAGTATATCACGCTCTTCCTCCATCTTGTCCAGTTCACGATAGAGGGAGACACGTTCGGAGTCATTCGGGATGTAGGTCGGAGGGAACATCAGTTCCAAATCGCTTTCGATATAGGTTTCACGGACATATTCGCTACCGGTGTCGGGGCGATTTTCGGTAGCGTTGGAATACAGGTCGGCAAATTCTTCCGCTTTCAGTTCGTCAACGGCTTCTTCCAGGATTTTCTGGTACGTTTCGTAGCCCAAGTCGGCGATGAAACCGCTTTGTTCGGCACCTAACATATTACCGGCACCCCGGATGTCAAGGTCCTGCATGGCGATATGGATGCCGCTTCCCAACTCTGAAAAATTCTCGATCGCCTGCAGACGGCGGCGTGCTTCCTGCGTAAGACTTGACAAGGGTGGAGAGAGGAGATAACAGAAGGCTTTCCGGTTACTTCGCCCGACACGACCGCGTAGTTGATGCAGATCGGACAATCCGAACTGTTGTGCATTATTGATGATGATCGTATTTGCATTCGGTACGTCGATGCCACTCTCCACAATGCTCGTGGCGATCAGTACATCGTATTCGTAATTGACGAAATCCAGAATGATCTTTTCCAGCTTCTCCGGTTCCATCTGCCCGTGACCGACAGCGATACGGGCATCCGGCACTTCACGTTTGACAAGCGCTTCCATTTCATAAATATTTTGGATGCGATTGTTGATGAAAAAAACCTGTCCGTTACGGCTCATCTCGAAATTGATGGCTTCTCGGATGATGTCCGGGTTAAAACGTTCTACCTCTGTTTGAACCGGATAGCGGTTGGGTGGGGGAGTCGTGATGCTCGACAAGTCACGGGCTCCCATCAACGAGAATTGCAGGGTACGAGGAATCGGAGTGGCGGTCATGGTGAGCGTGTCGACGTTGGCTTTCAGCTGGCGTAGCTTCTCTTTGACGGATACGCCGAATTTCTGTTCCTCGTCGATAATCAGCAGACCGAGATCTTTGAATGTGACATCTTTTCCGACGATTCGATGGGTGCCGATGATAATGTTGATATTTCCTTCTTTCAAGTCTTTCAAAGTTTCCCTTATCTCTTTCGCCGTACGTGCCCGGCTGATATATTCGATTCGGCAGGGAAAATCTTTCAACCGTTCGGAAAATGTTTGATAGTGCTGGAATGCTAATACTGTAGTCGGGACCAGCACGGCAACTTGCTTGTTGTCCGAAACGGCTTTGAAAGCGGCACGAATGGCTACCTCCGTTTTCCCGAAGCCTACATCTCCGCAAATCAGTCGGTCCATCGGACGGTCGTTCTCCATATCGGCTTTGACATCGACTGTTGCTTTCATCTGGTCAGGGGTATCTTCGTAGATAAAGCTGGCTTCCAGTTCGTGCTGCATGAAACTGTCTGGACTGTAAGCGAAACCTTTTTCCTGTTTTCGTTTGGAGTAGAGGAGAATCAAATCGCGGGCGATATCTTTTACTTTTGACTTGGTGCGTTCTTTCATCTTCTCCCAGGCTCCTGTTCCGAGTTTACTCAGCTTGGGCGGTTCCCCACTGTCCTTGCCTTTATACTTGGATAGCTTATGGAGAGAGTGAATGCTGACGAATATAATGTCGTTGTTCTGGTAGATCAGTCTGATGGCTTCCTGCATTTTTCCGTTTACTTCCGTACGGACTAGCCCGCCGAATTGTCCGATACCATGATCGATATGTACGATATAATCGCCGGTCGTGAATTGGTTCAACTCCTTCAACGACAGAGAGAGTTTTCCACTTCTTGCTTTATCGCTTTTCAAGTTGAATTTATGAAAGCGGTCGAACAACTGGTGATCCGTGAAAAGGCAGACACGCAAGGTCTCGTCGGCAAAACCTTCATGGATGGTCTTGTTGACGGAGGTAAAAGGTATGTCGTCTCCCCGATCCTCAAAAATGGCCCTGATACGGGTTGCTTGCTTTTCTACATCGCTCAGTATATATAATGTATAGCCGTCTTCTAAATATTTATGGAAAGACTCGCTTACCAAATCGAAATTTTTATGATAGATCGGTTGTGCTTCCATTGAGAAAGTCAGGGTGGCATCGGCTACTCCTGTAGGCCGCGTACCAAAATGGAGCCGGCAGAAACCAAGTGCCGCATGTAGAAAATCCTCTCCGGTAATTAATTTGGCCCGCAGTTGCTCGATGTTGGCAAACGATTCTTCGTCCCCGGTGATTGGTTCTTCATTCCAGATACTGCCGATACGTTCTTTTACCCATGCCATGTCTTTGCTAGCGAGCAGTGTCTCGGATGGCAATGAATCTAGTAAGGATGAGTTGGTCCGGTTTCCTTTTGTCATTTCGGGCACGATATAGATGCTGTCCAGTTTTTCTTTGGATAGCTGTGTTTCCACATCGAACGAACGGATCGTCTCTACTTCGTTTCCAAAGAAGTCGATACGATAGGGAAATTCATACGAGAACGAGAACACATCTAAGATACTGCCGCGCATCGCATACTGCCCTGGCTCATAAACATAATCTACCTGCTCGAAGCCGTATTCGTCCAGTACGTCAGAAACAAACATATTGTCCAACCTTTCGCTGACACTGATCTTCAGCGTGTTTTCTTTCAAGATCTCCCGTGAAATTACTTTCTCCGCCAATGCTTCCGGATAGGTGACAATGATGAAGGGAGCAGTCGGATCCTGCAGCGTGCTGAGAACTTCTGTCCGCAGGATTTCGTTGGCTGGATCCACATGTCCGTACTTGATAGCACGTCGGTAAGCGGAAGGAAAGAAATAGATTCCGTCACCTCCTGTGAGTTGCACCAGATCGTGATAAAAGTAGCCGGCATCCTCTAGGTCATTCAACACACACACATAACTTCCTCTTCTTTTTGAAAAAAGAGAAGCTATTATCATTGCGGCCCCTGAACCGTTCAGTCCTTTCAGAAATATATTGCGGGACGTTTTGTTTTTTAACAGGGTATTTAATGCCGCCACTTGCGGATGGGCGGCATATTGTTTTAGTAAATCTTGTACCTCCAACGGATGAATTGAAAATTGATAATTATATATGCGCAAAATTACGGAAAATGTTACAATAATCTTCCTAAAACCAATGAAAATATCTACCTTCGCGCTTGGGTTGTCAATTGAAATGAGCAGGATCTTCTCATTTTCAATTCTCAATTCTCATTTTTCAATTAAACAGTGGATTATGTCAGACAGTATTGTTAACTGAAGCATATTCTTTGTAATGCTAATCTCCCATAACTGATTATTAAAAAGGTTATTGTGGCTGTTTGAGATATAATGACTTAGGACTATTTGACCAGTTTTTACCTCCTTACATTGCTGGTTTAACATGGAAGTCTTGCCAGAATAAAAGGCTCCGTTTACAAATAGTTTACAGTGATGGCTTATTTCAAAGTTTGTGTCAGGGGGAAAAGAAAAGATAATACATATCCTATTTATATCAGGGTAACTCACCTTCGTCAAGTAGGATATATCAAGACAAATAAGGTATGCAAAGCTAAGTTTGTTCGGAATGGTGATATAACAGACCCTTATATCATTAAAGATGTGTATGTCCAAATAGAAACTTATTTGGATCGTTTGAATCGTGTCAATACGGAAGGATGGGGTTTGGAGAGGGTTATGAATTTTCTTAAGAATGACCGGGACTCTATTTCGTTTTCTGACTTTGGCCGAGAGTTTATCTTGAAAATGGAGAATGAAGGCCGGGGAAGAAGTGCGAAAAACTATCTGTTAGCTCTTAAGAGCATGGAGAGTTACTTTGGTAACCCAAATATATCTTTTTCCGATATAACGTCCTTTTTTCTGAAGGATTGGATTTCTTCTATGAAAAACAGCAGGCAGAAAAAGAATGCCTATCCGAATTGCGTGAAAACCATGTTTAGGGCCGGATGCGATAAATATAATGACTACGATACCGGTGAGATGCGCATCAGGCATGATCCGTTTCGTGTGGTAAAGATACCTCCTAAGAATATTGCAGACAAGAAGGCGCTGCCGGTAGATGTTCTCAGGCGTTTTTTTGATGTTGATATTACCTCTTTGAAACCAAGTAAGCGAGGTATGCCACCAAGAGCATATATCGCCAAAGATGTATCATTGTTGGTGTTTTGCCTGGTTGGAATAAATACGGTGGATCTTTACAATTTGGGCAAAGGTTGTTATAAGGATGGAAAACTCTGCTATAATAGAATGAAGACAAAGGGGCGGAGAGCTGATGAGGCCTATATTGAGATAGAGGTTCCGGATTTAGTAAAACCTTTGTTTCTTAAATATCAAGGAAGAGGGGACTGGCTGTTTAATTTCAATGAAATATATGCTTCGGATAAAACTTTTAATGATTGCGTGAATAGAGGAATAAAGGATATTGTGAGATTGGGTGGTTTACCTCCTGTTTCTACATATTCATTCCGGCATTCTTGGGCTACAATAGCTCAGGTTGTTTTTGAAGCAGGGCTAGATGTTGTTGGGTTATGTCTAAATCATGCGTCTCCGCTCCGGGTTACGGCTGGTTATGTAAAAACAGACTTTAGTATCATTGATCGTTTAAATATTAAGATACTGAGGTATGTCTTTGAAGAAAAAATAAAAAAAGGCGGAAATAATTTGTAGATTAAGAAAAAGCCTCTATATTTGCGGTTGAAATAGCGAGTTGGATTTTGAACGAAAGTTTGAGGTCCAACTTTTTGTGTTTATATATATTGTCTTAAACTTTCTTGTAAATATCCGATAAATAACCACTTACCTGGTGCCTTCCATAAAATTAGGCACAATGACAATATCTGTTTCAAAAAATATGTTGCTTGCGAAATTGCAGCAACTTTCTCGAATAATTCCGTCGAAATCTACGACTCCGATAGTATGCAACTACCTGTTCGAAATAAAAGATGGACGGTTGTTTATTACGACTGCCAATGACGAAGGCAGGATTACGGCCAGTTTGGAATGTATGGCAGAGGAAGATCTTTCAATCTGTGTTCCTGCCTCCATTCTTGATGGGCTGAAAACATTGCCGGAGCAGCCTCTTGATATTTATATCAATCCGGACAATAAATCGATTCTTATTAAATATTATGGAGGTAAATTCGAGGTCGTCGGATATGATTCGAAGCCTTTCCCGCAAAAGAAAAAGACAGAGATTCTTGACGAAATCCGGACTACGGCGGAAGAATTCAATAACGGTATCTCCAAAGTGATCAATTTTGCAGCTGCAGACGAACTGCGCCCTATTATGAACTCCGTATCTATTGAAACGGCTCCGGGAGAAATCATCTTTGTTTCTTCTAATGGACATGGGCTTGGTTTGTTTAAGAGAAAAAAACAATGTTGCACAGAGACCTGTTCGGTAATCATCAGCCGACAGATCGCATCTGTTTTGAAAGGGCTGATTCCGTTATCTGAAGAAGAACTAACAATTAAAGTAGGAAGCGATTGGTCGGAAATCTCTTTCGAGGATTACGAAATTTCTTTTCGTAATGTGGAAGGTCGTTATCCCAATTGGCGGGCTGTTGTTCCGAAATCCAACAATCTTGAACTGAAAACGGATACCAAATTACTATTGGGAGCCATAAAGCGCACTTCTGTATTTTCAAGTAAAGTATCATGCCTTATAAAGTTGAGTGCCCGTTATGATAAGCTTGTTGTATCGGCCCAGGACTTGGATTATTCCACTTCTGCGGAAGAAACCATTCCGGTAGAATTTGGAGAAAGGGAGTTTATTATCGGTGTGAAAGCGACTTTGATACAAGATATGATTTCTTGTATTGACGGCGATCGTTCGATACTTTCTTTCGGCACTCCCAGTACCGCTATTCTCATTGCCCCGGAGAAGCAAGCCGAGGGCGAAGAACTTACCTATTTATTAATGCCCATGACAATCCAGTAAGTTATGAAAGAGTTCAAATCAGATAGTAAAACTGGTAAAGAAGAATATGAACCTGATTCGTCAGAAATTGATAGCATAAATGATTTAGTTGAATGGAATATATAGAATTTCTAAGAAATAAGATGGCTATCAGCCATCAAACAGGATTTGAATTTAATTCGGAAGAAATTACCCCGACATTATACCCTCATGTAAAAGATACCGTTCGTTGGGCGGTTGCCGGTGGATGCCGTGCTATATTCTCCAGCTTCGGTATGCAAAAGACAGTCACCCAGCTGGAAATACTTCGGGTAATCTTGAACCATAAAGGAGGCAAGGGATTGATCGTTTGCCCTAAGCGTGTGGTAGTCGAGTTCCTAACACAAGCGGAACAACACTTGCACATGAAAGTAACCTATGTCCGAACTATGGCAGATGTGATGATATGTCCTACCGACATCATGGTAACAAACTACGAACGTGTGCGTGATGGTGAGGATGGAGTGAGAATAGATCCGTCCTATTTTACTGCAACTTCATTGGATGAAGCCAGCGTGTTGCGCGGATTCGGCACCAAGACCTATCAGGAGTTTCTACCGTTGTTCTCGGGTGTCCCTTACAGGTTTGTTGCTACGGCTACACCTTCGCCAAACAGATACAAGGAACTTATACATTATGCTGGTTATCTTGGTGTGATGGACACCGGACAGGCTCTTACTCGATTCTTTCAGCGAGACAGCACGAAGGCGAATAACTTGACACTTTATCCGCATAAGGAAAAAGAGTTTTGGTTGTGGGTATCTACATGGGCGTTGTTCCTAACCAAGCCTTCCGACCTCGGTTATCCGGATACTGGCTATGAGTTGCCAGAACTCCGCGTACATGAAGAGATTGTGAATGTGGACAATTCTACGGCTGGAGCTGATCGTGACGGACAGGTGAAAATATTTCGTGAGGCTGCTCTCGGACTTGCTGACGCGGCAAAAGAACGCCGAGATAACATGCAGGAAAAGATTGCCCGTGTGGTAGAGATAATCAATCGCCCGGAAAACAAGGACGACCATTTCCTTTTATGGCATGACTTGGAAGCTGAACGGCAGGAACTATGCAAAGCGATTCCAGGTTGTAAGGCTGTCTATGGTTCACAAGACGATGAAGAAGCCGACAAGGTAATATCCGACTTCAAAGATGGCCGGCTGAAATACCTTGCAGCTAAACCGGAGATGCTTGGTGAAGGTCTGAACTTCCAGTATCATTGTCATAAAGCAATCATGTTCATTGACTACCGCTTCAATGATAAGTTCCAAGCGATAGCCCGTATATACCGCTTTATGCAGCAGCATCCCGTTGATCTCTATCTGGTCTATGCCGAAAGCGAGGGTGAAATATTTAAGAGCTTCATGCAGAAATGGGCACAACACCGGGAAATGGTCGCAAATATGACTGATATTGTCCGGCATAACGGTTTGTTCGGTTTGCAGGCCGAGGAAAAGATGATGCGCTGGATGTTCGCCAGTCGGGAAGAAAAATCCGGCAAGTTGTGGAAAGCAATCAATAACGATAATGTATTGGAATGTCAGAAGATGGAAAGTAACTCTGTAGATCTGATCGTAACCAGTATCCCGTTCTCAAATCATTACGAATACACGCCTACATACAATGACTTTGGGCACAATGAAGATAACGATAAGTTCTTTGAACAGATGGATTATCTTACACCAGAGTTAATGCGCATTTTGAAACCGGGTCGGTTGGCCTGCATCCATGTGAAAGATCGTGTTTTGTTCGGCAACGCCACGGGGGACGGTATGCCAACTATTGACCCGTTCAGCGAAATGACTGTATTTCATTGCATGAAGCATGGCTTCCGATATATGGGGCGCATTACGGTCGATACTGATGTGGTGAGGGAAAACAACCAGACCTACCGTTTGGGCTATACCGAGATGTGCAAGGATGGTTCCAAGATGGGAGTCGGATGCCCTGAATATGTATTGCTATTTCGCAAGTTGCCTACCGATACCTCACGTGCTTATGCCGACCGGCCTGTTAAGAAGGACAAGAGCGAATACTCGCTGGCCCGTTGGCAGATCGATGCCCATGCAAGTTGGAAGTCTTCCGGCAATTCATTGTTGTCATACGAAGATATGAAAGGTGCTGGAATAGATAAGATTCGGCATTTGTTCCGTAACTACGAACGTGAACATATCTACAACTATGAAGAGCACGTTTCATTTGCTGAAGAGCTGGATGCATACGGGAAACTGCCAAAGACATTTATGGCCGTTGATCCGGTAAGCAAAAAGGATTGGATATGGGATGATGTGGTTCGTATGCGGACGCTTAACACCAAACAGTCGCAAAAGAAACGACAGAATCATATTTGCCCTCTTCAGTTGGACATCGTTGAAAGGCTGATTGAACGGTATTCAAACAAAGGCGAATTGGTATTTGATCCGTTTGGTGGTATTGGAACCGTCCCTTATTGTGCTGTCAAGTTAGGCCGTAGAGGTCTTTCTACGGAACTTAATTATGACTATTGGAAAGATAGCCTTACTTATTTGCGTGAGATTGAAATGGAAGTCGAGGCTCCTACTTTGTTTGATTTGATGGGAATTCCTGAAAGAATGACTGTATAAATATGCCAAGAATTAGAACTATAGTACCGGAATTTTGGGAAGATGAAAGGTTTTCGAACGTATCTCTTCCGGCTTGTCTGCTTTATATAGGCATGAAAAACTTTGCTGATGATAGCGGTGTCATTTTAGCTAATGAAACTATCATCAAGTCGAAAGTCTTTCCTGCCCGCGAAGATATTCGTAAGCAGCAGGTTTCTGGGTGGCTGCAAGAACTGATTGAAAACTCTATCCTTGTACCTTTTACATTCGAAAACAAAAGCTACTACGTGATGGACTTTTCCAGTGAGCGCATCGACAAACCGCAAAAGTCAAAAATTCCTGCAGAAGTAATAGAAAACGTTCTTTCGGGCAAAAAACAAAGCAATTCGGGAACATTCGCGAATAATCCCGAACAGTCGGGAATGTTCGAAACTACTCCTGCTGGAAAGGAGAGTAAAGGAGAGGATTGTAAAGGAGAGGAGGGTTATACGCGCGCAGGCACGCACAACCCTGACCCCGAACCGGAGAAACCCAAGAATGAAAATTTTGAGAAGTTCAAGCAATGGATTGCTGCGAATGCTCCTAATGTGGCTAAATTGAAAGAGCCGTTTACGGAAGAACAATTCGAACGGATAAAGCGAGATTTCCCGCTTCAGTTAATCCAGGACACTCTTGTCTCGATGCACAACTATCGAGAGTTACTCAAAAAGTACGTTAGTGCAAACCTTACGTTCCGCAAATGGGCGAAACGTGATTTAGAAAAATATCAAGATGAACAAACAACAAGCAATACAACTGTTGTCACAGATAGACTCAACAACAGGCGTACTTCCTCCGGAACTGATGCCGAAAACAAGAGACGCGAGCGTGAGCATCTTGGGCACCTTGCCGATGCCATATTACAACAGTCTGCGGCCCAAAACAGTAAATGACGTGTTTGATAGCCCAAGCTGCTCTATAGCGGCTATGAACAAAGAATTTGGAGAGACGCATCTTCGTGGATTTATGGTAAAAGTCTTGAATGATTTGATAGATTTTTTCAATGTCGGAAAATCGATCGGAGCGGTGCAAGTCGCACAAACAGTTGATCTGATTATTGATGAATACTATTTCTTTAAGCCTGATGATTTCAAGCTATGTTTTAATCGGGCGAAAAAGGGATTGTATGGAAAGGTTTATGATCGGATAGACGGGGCTGTTATCTTAGAATGGCTTGGCCGGTATGAGAAAGAAAGGGGGGCTATGGCCATGGATGATAGTATCAATAATTCCAAAAGCTGGGATATACCGGAAGGCGATAGGACTTCTAAAACATTGGAACAGGCGTACCATGAGTTTAGGAAGTATGATTTTGAACGAAAATATAAGGTGTGAATATTTAAAAACAAGGAACTATAATGCAAGAAAATAAAATACAGGCCGGTAATACTGAACAGGTTTTACTATCAAAAAAGAACTGTCACCGTGCATTAAAAGTGGTGAATATAGTGAACCCAGAACAGGGTGAATGGCTTTTTTCTTGGAGAGGGAAAAAGTTAAGAGAGAATTTAATGCATTGTGACTATGCACATATCGCAATTCGAATTTCCGACAACGAGGAAGTTGTTATTTATGACAAAGACTTAGGCTTCTGGGCTGTTACAGAGTGGAAATACGATGTCAACCTTGAAGAACTTTGGAAATGCGCTTGTGACGCTTTTTATTCTACGAGTTTCAACCCGGAAGAGCGAGCCGCTCTGTATATTCGTGATTACGAAAAGGAATTGAATGCCGACCTTGAAAATATGCCGGAAAATGAGAAGGAGCACTATATTACGAAATACAAAGAATGGGTTCGTACTTTATTTTACAAACATTCTCGTATAATGAGCGTCATGATAACAGGGCCAGCCTGTTTCCCTTCAAGACGAAATGAAAAAATGAATAATTATTATGATGGTGCTGTAAATGATTTTAATACATGGAGAGAAAAAGTACTCAAGGCAATAGCTCGGAGGATAGAGGAGGCAAAACCGGAAGAACAAAAGAATACCGAAGAATGGCTTTCTGTCAAAAGTGAGATTGACAATATTGCATCCACGTTGAAAGATATTGATACGGGTGTAAACACATATAGCTACCGACCTTTATTTGTGTCAAGCCTGTACGGAAAGCTAGAACGCATTGCCAACAACGGAAAGGTTGATGTAATAGTCAAATCAACTGAATATATCAAAGAACTCAACGAAAAGCTTCCGAAGCCTATTTTTACTAATCGTCATAAATTCTGGAAGCTCGTCGAGCTTGCCAATCAATCAATTGTAAAGCAGGCCGAAAGAGAGAACCAAGAAGATGCGGAAATATTTTTCGATGGTGGCCGGGTAATCAAAAACTATTCAGAGGATAGATTGCAGATAGTTTTCGACACAAAGCCGCAGCCAGACGTTATTTCAAATCTCAAACATAACGGTTTTCGTTGGTCACCCCGTTTTTCTGCATGGCAACGCCAATTGACGAATAATGCTTTTTATGCTGTCACTTGTGTGGTCTCTGTTACCATTGAACAATTGATAAATGAATAGTTAGAGCAGATTTATCCTTCTAAGGTATAGGTCTAAATCAACGTAATTTAAAGGTTTGTGCTGATAAATATAAGAAAAAAGTTCAATGTGTAAAGTAAACGCAGAAAGAAAAAGCAAGGTTGATGATAATACAGCAAAAATGCAGTCTATTAAGTGGTTAGGTGTTTAACTCATAATACTGCATAAGCTGAAAAAGGAGGTCCGATAAAAGCTGCGAAAGACTTCAGTTCCCATATCGTTACTGATATAACAGGAACAAGAAACGGCACAACAGATTCTATTTCAGTAATTTGCACAGTTTTTCATACCTGAGGACAACTCGCTTGATATTAACTTTGTAACGATCAAAAAAGTATGAAAACGAGTATGAGCAGATCGACCTTCAAAATCCTCTTCTACGTGAAGAAGGGCAGCGAGAGAGCCAACGGCTATCTCCCCCTGATGTGCCGTCTTACGGTAGACGGCGAAATCAAGCAGTTCAGCTGCAAGCTGGACGTGCCCCCGAAACTTTGGGACGTGAAAACGGCACGTGCCACGGGCAAGAGCGCCGAGGCGCAGAAAATCAATGCGGCGGTTGACCGGATACGTGTGGACGTGAACCGCCGTTACCAGGAACTGATGCAGTCCGACGGCTATGTCACCGCCGCCAGGCTGAGGGACGCCTGCCTCGGGCTGGGCGTGAAACGCGAGACGCTGCTGAAGCTCTTCGAGCAGCACAACGAGGAGTTCATCAAGAAAGTGGGACACAGCCGCGTGCAGGGAACATACAACCGCTACCGTACCATATACAGGCACCTTTGCGAGTTCGTCCCGAAAGTATACCGCCGTGACGACATCCCCCTGAAGGAACTCAACCTGACCTTCATCAACAACTTCGAGTATTTCCTGCGTACGGAGAAGAAATGCCGCACCAATACCGTATGGGGTTACATGATCGGGCTCAAGCACGTCATCTCCATCGCCCGCAACAGCGGTGCGCTTCCCTTCAACCCCTTCGCCGGGTACATCAATTCCCCCGAGAGCGTTGACCGAGGCTACCTGACGGAGCGTGAGATACAGACGTTGATGGAGACCCCGGTGAAAAGCGGGACCTGCGAACTGGTACGCGACCTCTTCATCTTCTCTGTGTTCACCGGACTGGCATACGCGGACGTGAAGGCACTGACGACCGACCGGCTCCAGACCTTCTTCGACGGCAACCTCTGGATCATCACCCGCCGTCGCAAGACAAACACCGAGTCCAACATCCGCCTGCTGGACGTGCCCAAGCGCATCATAGAGAAGTATAAGGAACTGTCCAAGGACGGTCATGTATTTCCGGTACCGAGCAACGGCAGATGCAACACCATATTGAAGGAACTTGGCAGGCAGTGCGGTTTCAAGA